CCATTCAAGGTAGGCCTTCATGAGACTCCAAGGATCTTAGTCCCCCTCCTGAAATGGAGAAGGGCTTAGTATCCCGGGGCGTCAGAGGAAGGCTCACACCCTAACCCTCGGCGGAGAACTTGGACCCCCCCATGATACCTTGAACAGCGCAACATTAATGGTTGTGTTCAATAAGTTACTAACAACCAAATTGTTACTTTGGCTCTTAGATACTTATTATCTAGAACACAGCAACAATGCAGCGGTTCGCTCTGCTATCGTGGATTTCGTTAGCAGAGTTGATACCATGGCTTCCCAAAGCGGAAAAGTGTTTGCTTCAGACCGTGTAAAGGGTGCACGATTAATCGTGACTCGATACATGGCTGGGCAGCCACTTTCCGCTCCTTTTGGGCAATCGGTGAGTAAAGAGGGAATACCGAACCTTCTTCCGAAGGTTCTGCATCCGTTCGTTACTCAGGGTAAGCCTAGAGAACTTTCGTTTATATTGACATTGTTGTCAATTAACCGTCAGTTCCTGGGCGGGAAACTTGTAGACTTCGACAATATTGTAGCGCCTTATACGGGCGACTCGTCTCGAGTTATCGAGGCGATTCCCGCTTTTATAAAGCATTACAAGTTGCGAGGTTACAATTTCTCTTGGGTGAACTTTCACTGGACTACTAAGATGGGACCGAACGGTCCCGCCTTGGGAGCCACACTGAAAGAATCACTCATATTACCCGACCAACTGATTGATAGCTTAGCTTCTATTGGAGGACGGAACTTTGTCCGTATCTTCAATAAGCTAAGAACTATGCCGGTTGCAATAAGGGAAGGTTTAGCAAAATTCTTTCCTAAGGTCGAGACTTCGAACTTAAGAAAGCTTTCTGTTAAACCCGACCGAGAATGCAAGAGTAGGGTTTTCGCAATGCTTGACTATTATAGTCAAACAGTGCTTAAGCCACTCCATGAGTTATTGTTTGATCAACTGAAAAAGATTCAGTATGATCAGACCTTCACTCAAGCCGATCAGTTGGTTCTGACTGCCCCGGAGGGTCACAAGTACTGGTCTATGGACTTAACAGCAGCAACAGATAGATTCCCTAAGGATATCCAAAGGGATCTACTTGCTGCCCTGATAGGTCCTGACCGTGCCTCGCATTGGGTTTCCATTATGTCTGGTTATCCATTCCACTATAAAGGTAAGGAGTACCTTTATGGTGCTGGACAACCGATGGGTGCTTACAGTTCATGGGCCGCCTTTACTTTAGCGCATCATCTCGTCGTCTTTGACGCCGCGATGAGAGCTAAGGTAGAGATGACCCCTGGACTGTATGCAATTCTCGGAGACGACATCGTAATAGCTAACGATGACGTCGCCCGAGAATACCAAAACATAATGGTGAATGAGCTTAATGTGGAACTATCAGTAAGCAAGACCCACAGCAGTAGTTACTGCTATGAGTTTGCAAAGCGATGGTTCTACAAAGGAGAAGAGATTACACCCTTCCCATTGTGGTCATTAATTGAGAACCGAGAGAGGTTTTACCTACTCTTGGACTCGTTAATGCTCGCATGGGGAAGGGGTTATCCAGCTCCATGCTCATGGCAACCCGATCGCGTCTTTCGAACTTGCTTAGAGGCCCTAGGATTTAAAGGACGACAAGTCCCTTATCTCTTAGGGAGAATCCAAGCACTCTGGGCGACACCTCGGCGGGAGCCGAAGTGTCAAGCGGAGTTTGGTGCTAGGGCAAACGCGTTCTTTCGAGCCCTTGGGCTCGAGTTGAATTGCGCTTGGTCCTCGTCTTACGTAGTAAGGCTTTGGACCCTGGCGATGGCCAGTGCCTTTGACACCGCGAGTCGAGAGAATGAACAACGCCTTCAGGATAAGCTTGAATCTTACGAACGTAAGATTGAAGAATATCTCGAAGATGTTGTTCAGGGGCAGGATGATCAGTCCTGGCGTGATGAGCTCGTCTCCTTGCTTCCACCTATAGCTTCTCTCGTAGAGAGAATGACTATAATAATGGAAGAGTCTCAAGGAGATGAGGAAATGGAGTTGGTGTCGATTTGGGATCGAGGATCCCTCTTCGACGTCACCCCACTTCCTTCTCTCTCAGGTATCCAGCCTGAGAGGGCTCATCACCGGCGTCTTGGAGCTAGAAGTCATTGGATACTGACTGCATCCCGCCTCTATAAGA